CGGCAGCACTAGCCAGAGCAGCAGCAATAGCAGCAGCAATACTTTGAGCAAGAGCAACCAGACGAGCCTTTTCCGCAAGTAATTTATCGTAGAGTTCTTGAGCAAGGTCTGCGGCAACCTGAGTTCCCTTACCCTTCAATAAATCAAGGGCTGTTGTAATACTATCCTTTATAGCAACTGCGGCATTTTTAACTGATTCAAGATTTGTGCCACCAAAGGCACTAACAAGAGAAGCAATTAAACCTAAGCCACTGGTCATAGCCTGAGGTGATAAGAGTTTCATTATCGTATCAATGTTTGCTCTTATCTGGTCGGCTGATGCGGTATATCTTGCTTTGTTATCTTCTCCGCTAAGAGTTGCTATTAACCCATCCATAAATGCTTGAGCATTGAGAAGAGCCATTGGCTTAAGGGCTTCAATGGTTGTTCGGATTTTATTCACGATAAGTTGCGTTGCTGGTCCAACTGTTTCGTTTGCTTGACGAGTGAACTCTGCGTTAAGAGCATCAACCAAAGCCTTTGCGTTGGTTAATCCTGTATTGCCTAGAATACTTAATACATTAGAGATGTTTGTCGTGATGTCGTACATAACTGCGTCAATAAGTTCCAGTCCAAGTGTTGCGCCCAAAGCAAAGTTTTCTGCCATTTCAATAGCAGACTTATAGAACTTATCTCCCATGTCGGTTGAGAACTGAGAAGCCGTAGCGTTGATGTCTTTATAGAGTTTGTTGATAGTTGCTATCTGTTCAGTTCCAGCAAGGGCGAGTGCTGCCGCAGTTTCACCTGCTGCTTCTGGACCTGCGCCAAGAAGTTGTCTGATGTATTCCTGATTTAGCCCACTAGCAAGTAGTTTATTGATATTGGAACTGAAAGCAACAATGTTGGTTAGTTTGGCTTGAAGGTTCTTGGTAATCATATCTACTGCGTTGGTGGATTTCTTTGTTTGGCTAATAATTAAACCAGTTGCCGTCTTAGTAACTGTATAAATAGCCGCACTGTCTTGTTTGCTAATGTCAATTAAGGCAAAGGCAAATGACTTGAGTGATTTAGATAGTTCATCTGAGAATCCCTTTTGCTCATCAACCAATTCTTTAAGGTCATCTTGGGCTTTCTGTAAAACCCTAACTGCGATTTCTCGTCTTTTCGCAAGTTCGATTAACCCCTGTGTCTGCGCTTTGAAATAATTAAGTAGCATGTCTTTGCCTTCGGGGGCAAGACCAGCAAATCTTTTTTCTAGTGTCTGAGCAATAGAATTGTATTGGTTAATAATGGAATCAACTGATGCTTCTGCTCCAGCCATAGCCTTACGGACTTCACTTGGTTGCCCAAATGGAGTGGCTATCATTGAGTTGAACTCTGCCATGCCTTCTTTGCGTGAGGCTATTGCGTCTTCTAATGCTTTGTACGCATCATCTATTTGCTGTTGGACATCTTCTATCTGTTGGGCTACCTTCGCGTATTCATCTATCATTCCGCGAACTTTGGTATTAACTTCTTTCCATGCTTTTTCTAGGTTCTTTAGAGCAGGACCACTTAACATCTTGGCTTGAGCATCAAAGACTGCTCGTAATTTATCTAACGCGCTATAAACTGCGTCACTCGCACCATCAGCACCTTTCATAAAGGAATTAACGAAGTCGCGTTTCAGGAAGTCGTTGTAATTCTCAACCGCTTTCTTTAATGCCTTGCGATTTGCCGCAAGTTGCTTTGCTAATCTCTCTGCTGCTTTCCGTGTCTTTTCGTCAATGCGTTTTTCGTTGCCTGCGTCACCTAAATCACCGAGGTCAAATCCTTCACCACCTTTTGGTTTTTCTACTTTTGGTGCTTTGATTTTCTTGTTCCCTAATTTTTCAAGGGATTTGGCTAGACCATCAACCTTGTCTGCCGTAGCGTTCAAGAACTCAGATGTACCATCTACTGCTTTGTTTGCGACATCAAGAGCAGTTTTGAAGTATTTACCTATACCGGGAACATAACTCATGACTTTCAAGAATCCCCGTATTGGCATTGTCATGCCTTTTACTACGGCTTCGGCAAATGGAGCAATACCTCTTAATAGCGAAGCAAAAGCCTTAAGTCCAGTTGTGCCTACTGTTATCACCATTTTTCTGAAAGTATCTGATTTATTCCATAAGATAACAAATCCAGTAGCAAGTGCGGCAACTGCGCCGATAATAAACCCTATTGGGTTCATTTTCATAATAACATTTAACATCTTAAATGCTTTTGTTACATTCTTGACTATTTTTACTTTGAGCAATAAAGCAGCGTTCAGTAATTTAACTTGGATTAAATATGCGGCAGTTCCGATAGCAACTGCTGCTATTACTCCAACTAGAACTTGGAAAAATGTCACATTGTTTTTAATAAATCTTCCTACGGCGCCAAGAACTTTTATGAAACTTATGAATCCAGCAACAATGCCTTTTATGGCAGGTAAGAGTAATCCCGTAAATGCTGGTTCAAGGACTGAAATAATCGCTTCTCCAAAATCGCGCAGATTACCTAACAACTTCTGAAAGAACTTGACTAACTTTTCTATCGCTTTGCCGTCAGCAAATCTTTCTTGAAGTCGCTGTATGACTGGTATGACTTTATCGGCCATGGTTCCTTGGAACTGTTGTATGACGGGCAAAATAGCCTTGCCAAAATCACCCTTCAACTTTTCTATTGACTTGGATAACCTCACGGAAGCGGTGGCTGCTGCTCCGTTGATGGAAGCAAAATCTCGGTAGGTAGTTCCCAAGATTCTTACAATTGCTGCTGCTCTTTCGCCCTCAGTTCCCGTCTTAATCATCTGCTTGTCGTAGTCACTTAATACGAAACCAGTTCTTGACAATGCTCCGAACTGACCATTTAATGCAGAAGCCAAGCCGTTAGTCATGCTCTTGAATTGGTCGGCGCTTGCTGCTGCTCCCTTTTCTGCTACGACATAATCTAAAATCGCAGGAGTTAAGGTAGCGATAGTACTTCCGTGTAAATCAAATGTTGCTAACTGGGACTGAACTGTGGCTATATTCCCCTTGCTTACAACAGTGGACTGCTCTAATGCTTCAGCATGTCGATGGAGTAATTTAACTTGTTCTCTAGTTGCTCCGCCTGTGTTTAGAAGTAGTCGCTCCAACCGCATCTGCATAGATGCTTCTTCTTTTGCCCCAGCGACTGAATCTTTATACGCACCGACAAGTAAAGTGCCAAATCCTTTTGCTACTTTTGATGCTGCCTGAAAAAGAACATTACCAATAATAGTTCCCTTAACAACGGAACTGGTAGATAATTTGTTAAGTGCTTTTTGGGCATCGTTCATGCCCTTGGTGAAGCCAGATGTATTCGCACGAACTCTCGCTAATACATCAACTACTGCTGCTGACTCCGCCACCTAACATCATCTCGCTTTCTTTGCCGCCTGTTCTTGTTCCCAAGCCCGCAACTTTTCAAGGGCTTCCCACTCAGACAACTCATCTGCCGAGATAGGTTTATGACTGGGGCTACCATAGAGAAGTTCTTCTACAGTTCGCCCCAGTCGCTCTGCTAATTCAAAGACGAATCTTCTGAATCCGTTGCGGAGGAATCTTTTCCCTTTTCATCAGATGCTTCTTGTGTGAATCCCGATAACCTCATACCAACACCAGCAAGTCTGTCTAGAGCATTTGCTGACTTTGATAACAAAGTGCCTCGGTCATTTGGCGTGAATACTTGTAATCCAGTATTTGGGTCAAAGGTAGTAGCAATTACAATTTCAGGATAAACGAACTGTAAATTGATTCCGCCTTTGGTATCTACTGCTAAATCCATGATACGGGTGCGTTCTGCGCCAGTCATACCACGAACTTCTAATTTCACTCCCCACTCTGGGACATCCACCATTTCTGATGGAATATCTTGAGTAGCGAAGATTTGGTCTCTTAAGGACACGATGTTCTCCTTTTGGTCTCTTGGACTCGGTTATCGGGATTGTTTATTTAATTGTTATGCGTATGAACCGCGTGTTACCGCGCCAGTAATTTGGAACTCAGCAGAGTAAGTCACAATGTCGCCAACTCCTGCTGCTGTTTCATACGCCGTCATAATACACTCACCTGTGTATTTAGTGAATGTTGATGTTGAACCTTCTGGGCCAAACTCAAATGAAACAGAAGCATCTTGTCCTAGAATTCCAGCAAGATGTGCGTCAACTGTGGCGTCAAATGAACCTTCAACTGAGATAGTTGCGTTCTTGAAGCCGACAATGTAAGAGCGGTCAGATGAACCGAAACTTGTTGTTTCTAGAACTTCTGCATCTCTTGGAAATGAAACTGAATTAAGTGTGTTGCTAATATCGGTAAGTGTTCCGCCAGAATTATCTACTTTGAATACGGCGGACTTACCATGACGAAATGTAGGCATGCTATCTCCTTGCGAAAGCGATGGATACGGTAAGTGAGCCCGTAGAACCTGCTGGCGTAATTACTGCTCGCAGGTAACGAGCGACTGAACCTGTCACTTCTACTCTTTGAGAAGTAACAGTGGAAGTGGCGACAGTAGTAAAAGTTACTAGGTCAGCAAAAGTTGAGTTATCTGCCGAAGCCTGAATCTTTGCTACTGTTGTGCCATTTCTTGTGTTCGCTGTGACATGTAGGTGTGCCACCCCACCATTACTAGATGCCGCAGAGTTATCATTGGCTGTTCCTGTGGTAGTCGTGCTTATGGCGGACTGGCATGCGAGCCAGATTCCATAATCAAGACCACCATTGGCAACCGCTTCTCCACTAACAGCAACTACTTCTGTTAATGGACTTGATACTTCGTAAGCGGTTGATTTTGTATCTAGTAAAACTGCTCGCCGGCTTAAGGCTGAGCCATCGCCCGATACTGTCATAATCGGACCATCACCTAGTGCTGCTTCAAATATCTCATCTACTGCGTCTGCGGTTCCATCAAATAAACCTTCAAATGAAATAGAGCCGTCTGTATGACCTGTAATGAAACTTCTATCGCTTGAGCCAAATGTT